CAATGGGTGCAGACTTCCTAAACCCTGCTGCTTGTGTTGAGTTACTTGCTGGAGCAGATGCTGGTTCTACTGGCAACGCTGCGTTCGGTGACAACTACCCAACTAACGCTTAATTTTTATTTTTTATACGGGGACTTCGTGTCCCCCTTTTTTTATGGCTTCCACAACTATTGACCTCGATACCGAACTATCCGCAGTTAACTCAATACTGGGAGCAATCGGGCAATCACCAATAACACAACTTAAGGACCCTACTACAGGGGCAATCACAAACGCTAACCCAGAAATACAATTTATATATAATCTACTTAAAGATGCTAACGTAGACGTACAGGCAGAAGGTTGGCATTTTAATAAAGAAAAACATGTACGCTACACACCTGATTCTGTAACTGGTAAAATAGCTATAGGAGCAGACATACTACAACTCGATGTAACTGATGGATGGAAAGACAGACACTATGATGTCGTTAGAAGGAGTGGTTTTCTTTATGATAAGTTTGACCATACTGACGATTTCTCTGACATAAGTGAGATCTATTTAGATGTTGTCAGGTTATACAACTTCGATGACTTACCACCTGTGTTCAGAAGATTTATTACTTACAGAGCATCAAGGCAGGCAGCTGTACAGTTAGTATCTAATCCCGGATTAGTACAATTACTAGGAGTACAAGAACAACAAGCACGAGCTGCACTTATGGAATACGAATGTAATCAGGGCAACCATACTATGTTTGGATTACCAGAAGATACTGCATACACAGCTTACGAACCATGGAGGAACTTAGTTAGATAATGTCAAATATTAGACAAACTGTACCGGCTTACTCAGCGGGTATATCAGAACAGCCAGACCACTTAAAATTTCCCGGACAAGTTAAGGACTGTATAAATGCTGTACCAGACGTAACCAAAGGTTTGTTTAAAAGACCGGGTGCTAGACGTGTAGGTACAACTAAACTACCTAACGTACAAAGTGGTGGCTCATGGTTTCACTACTACAGAGATGAAACAGAAGGATCTTATATAGGTCAAGTAGCAGCTGATGGTCAGGTACGTGTATGGCGTTGTAGTGATGGACAACAAATGACCACAGCTTATGGTACTGGTGGGCAAACAGCTATACAAAACTACCTAGCTACAAGCACACCAGAAAACTTACAATTCTTAACAATTAATGATACTACATTTGTGAGCAGTAGAGATACAACTAACGCTAATACATTAGTAACTGCTACTGGTACAACAGATGCTAGACCAGAAGCTCATTGTGCTTTTGTTGAACTAACCAGAACAGAAAATGGTAGACAGTATGGTGTCAATATAAATAATGGTACAACTGTTACCACACTAACACGTGCAACTAAAATAAAAGTTACTGGGCATAGCTTTGATGAAGGCGACGGCTCAGGTCAC